GCAAGGAAGATGACAGACACCTCTGGCCGTACATGTATGAAATTATTAAACACAAAAAACCCTCTTGGGTCATTGTCGAAAACGTTGGTGGCTTCGTCAATGTGGCACTCGATGATGTGTGTCTTGACTTGGAAGCCCAAGGTTACGCCACGCAATCGTTTATTATTCCAGCTTGCAGTGTCGAAGCTCCCCACAGAAGAGACAGAATCTGGATCCTCGGAAAGAACTTGGAGAACCCCGGACGCGCATTGCGGCAGGGGGGGATCGAGCAAGGAAAGAATGCAGATGAAGTTGGACAAGGGCATGCCGATCAGCTTGAACGATCAGGTAGCACATCCAGATCTGATGTGGCCAACTCCCAACTCAAGGGATTGGAAGGACAGCATGGGGACAGTTCCTCCCAGCGTGGGCAAGACGAGGGGTCACTCTCTGGGACAGAAGGTAGCAGCAGAACAAATGAAGATGTTCCCAACTCCAGCGGCCAGAGACTGGAAGGACACAGGGGAGAACACGGACTACGAGAAGCTAGCGAAGAAGAGCAAACTAGCAGGAGCAGTCAAGAGCAAGATGTATCCCACGCCAAGGAGCTCGATAGGAATGTCGATGTCAATGGACACAGTGGTCAAGACGATGGACAGCAACGACAGGGGCTACAAGGGGAACTTGGAGGAGCGAGTAGCAATCGAGCAGAAGATGTGGCCAACACCGAACGCCTCAGACAACAGGGACAGGGGGAACATGAGCGACCCAGCAATACAAAGAAGGATCGCGAAGGGCAAGCAAGTGGGACTGACGATGGCAGTCAAGGACAAACCGGGCAAGGGCACACTGAACCCGGAGTGGGTGGCATGGCTGATGGGGTATCCGCAAGGCTGGACAGACATCTCGGATTCGCAGTAGAGCCTCAGATCCCAAGAGTAGCAACAGGCATCCCTGAACGCGTCAATCGACTCAAAGCACTGGGTAATTCTATCGTGCCTCAAGTCATACATAACATTGGCCTTGCTATCTTGGAAGAGGAGGAGAGAACAAATGTTACTAAATAAATCATGGGATGCGTGTATATTCAGATGTATGTATGAATGCATGATCGATGTGTGTAAACGCCTGTGCAATGGGAAAAGGGCAAATTGCACATACCCCTTGGGAAGGTGCATTCTTATGCGATTTAGGGGTCTGTGCGGTTGTGCAATTGCACATGCCTGCACATACGCACATGCGCCTCTGAAAGGTGCATGGTTACAAGGGTGTGCAGCTGTGCGCATGTGCATCTCTATAGAGAACTATAGATGGGTAGCTAGACGCACCCAATCTTTGATAGAGATAGGTTCTCTAGAGCTACAAAGGATAAACAAATTTTAAACAAAGATATAAGGTAGAATATTTGCATGAGTGAAGTTGAAAAAAAGAAATTAACGAAACGACAAGAGGCCTTCGTGGATCTCATGGTGTATCAGGATTATAAGCAGACGAAGTGTGCTCACTTGGCAGGGTATGAGAATCCAGGTGTAGCAGCAACGAGGTTGTTGAATCATAAAGAGTATACGCATGTGCAAGAAAAGATTAAATCTCTGAAAGCGATTCAGCGCAGGAAGAATGAGATTACCTTTGAGGGGATAGCAAGTAAGCTTGCAGACATTCGTGATGTGGCATTGGCGGATGGCTCATATGGTCCGGCAGTAACAGCAGAGATTGCCAGAGCGAAACTTGCTGGGCTCATGATTGATAAGAAGGAGCTGAAGATACATAAGATCGATAGCATGAGCCGGGATCAACTGGAGCTTAGGTTGAAGGAGCTGGTACAAGAACATCAGATTGTCTTAGGCCAGGCTGAGGAAGTGAAAGAGGTAGAAGAGGAGGATGTTATTCCAGATCAGAAAAGTCTAGAGAATCATCTTGGCCAGGAGATGGTTGAAGAGGCGCTGCTTGACGATGAGGAAGATCCTTTAGAGGCTTCAGCTTCCCATCTTGAAGAAGACGATTTACTTGAAGACTAGCTTCTTCTAATTTCTTTTTGCAGTATTGTTGGATCTTCATGCCTTGCTCGAAGTCTGCGAGTGCTGTCTCAAGATCTATATCAGATGATTCAAGCTTGGCAACGATGCGCTCAAGTTCAGCTAGGCCTTTCTCAAAACTCATATCAGTCTTCTGACTTGGTGCCGGAACCACCGGGAAGTTGCTCGACATCGAACCAGCCACATGGATAGTTAATCATTTGCCTTGCCCCCGGTATTTCTTACGCGTCTTGCGTTTGTTAGTGCCAGCACCTCTGCTTAATCGAGAGTCACCGATGGATGTTTTCTTTTTGATGCTTTGTATTTTTTCTTTAACCCAAGTCTTAGCCATTGAATCCTCCTCTTGCATCAGCTGTGATACTTTTTTCTACAATATCTTTCCAGATGCGTAGTTCTAATTTTAGTTTATTGTTTTCTTCAAGCATGGCCTCAATGTCTACACCCTTGGACTCATTTTGGCCAGGGTTTATAACTTCAAAGAATATTTTTTTATCTCTGACTTTGCGTTCAAACTCTGCAACCAAGTCATCTTGTTCTAACATGATTGCGTCTTGCATAAAGAACATTCCTTTGACTATGCACTTGTTCACTTGGTTGAGTTCCACATAATTATCAGGCCAATCAACACAAAGACTGAACAAGCGAGCGCTGTGTATAAGATGGGTGTTGCCGGGGCATTTGATAATTCAATGAGACCTACCTCTGATAAATCCATTAAGCCACCCTCCATATGCGATACATAGTTCCAGTTTCTTTTTTGAATGTGAACTTACGATCTCTAAAGGTTGGCGTGTAAAAGTTTGGTCTGTATCTATAGACTTCTTTTTTGGTTAGATTGCCTATGCTATCGCCTATTTCTAATTGATCTAAGGCCTCACAAAAAGGTGAGTTGAATGTGCGAACAGGTACGTTCTTTTCTATTTTAAAATCCATGGTTTTCTCCTAGTGTTTGTTTGGATTAATTTTGCTGCTGATGTCAACAACCTTGCCCTCAGGAACAAAGTCAATGTCTAATTCAGTTGCGCTATCAGGTAAGACTGCATTGAGTGGGACAATATCTGCTATGACAATTTGATCATAGTAATACTGCGCTCTAAAATTATCTGCGTCTTCTTTTGTTGGGAAAGGACCGAAGCCAGTTGTCAATGGTGTGTTGGTGTATGGATCTCCATACTTGATAACCAATACCCATTCACATCCCGGCATTCTATCTTCTATCGGAGGCAACTCACTCATTGTCCTCTCCTTGTGCTAATTTTCTAATGATGGCCTCTGCTGTTGCAGTCTCACCTCGCATCATCAAGTCAACAAGATCATCTTCTGAATGCGGACTTGGTATCGTCTCAGTTTTGCGATCTGACTTGAGATACTCAATGGTCTGGCTGTCATCGTTGTATATGGTTGTATGCTTTACATCTTCACCATTGTTGATTGTTTCTCCTAGACTAAACTTGATAAGCGATTCCTTCTGCGTACTTGCTCTACTTTTTCTGTGTGTTCTGTCATGGTTTCTCCTATCTCTCGACAATTAATATACACCTAATTACTATTCTCTTCAAATTCTTTGGCCGCTAGTTCTTGAGCTTCTTTATCTTCATAGCCCAGCTCAATGTACTTGTGATACAAAGATTCTAAAATGATTTGGTTTCTGTGATCGCTCATTTGGGTTTATAAATAGCATAGCCTTGGCCGCCTAATGGCTCAGGATCTTCTGAAGTTTCTAATGGAAATTTAAACTCATGATGCGCCCCTAGTTCTTGCTTGATTATTTTTTTAATCTTTTCTATGTCTTCAACGATCATTCTGTTTTCAGCTTTAAGTTCTGCGATCTCTAGTATGTGGCTAGGGACAGCAGCTTTATCATTGCTGTTAACATTTTTTGGTTTAGACAAAGGTGCAGATAATTTTGATATTGGATCAGTGATTTCTTTTACCCAAATTCTAAAGATAGGTTTTAAATCAGATGCTCTCTGATTCTTAACGTCTTCTTGAATATACATTTTTCTAGTTATGACTGGCCTGCCTATTTTTTTTCCGATCAATCTAACTGTTTGAGCTTGATGTTCTTCTTCAACTATAAAACTATCTTCTCCTGGCGTCATAGATAAAAGCCTCTCTTCAATTGCTAAAGTTTTTTCAGATTTAGAATGAACTGCAATCTTTGAAACAGGTATATTTTTTTCTATTGGTTTTAATTCAAATTCTTTACTCATGATTGCGATCTCCACATTCTTTTATAGAAATCTTTTGCGATCTCAACCTCTCCGACATGGTATGCAAGAATGGAATCAACCATTCCTGATACGCATATGTTATTGTTTGCGATCTCAGACAACAAAGTTATTTCACTGTTGCCATCAAATTTATCTAGCCAATCTTTGACTAATTCATTATTAATATTCATATTGTTTTTCTCCTAGTGTTGTTTATATGAAATGTTTTTTATGCTGGGATTCCAGCACGCCCTACAATCTAAGCATGCGCCATCTTGTTTCGGTGCGACACACTCAAAACCGATTGGCTTGCTGCTAGAATGAACTGTTGAAGTATGGCTTGCATTTTTAGGTGGCTTGCCATCAATGTTAGTTGCGCTTATGCGTATGATTAAATTCTTGGGGATGGTGTTGCCTTGGTTCACAAAGTCATTAACAATCTTGTGTTCCCTTGTTGGGATCCAATGAGTTATTGATGGTGTTTTGCGTGCAACATCACAAATATTTTTTAAGTGCTGGCCGCTTTGGATATCTCCCGCATCATGCCATCTAAAGTATGGATTGTTTTCTCTCTCAATCATGGACACCATTGCATCAACCCATGTTGGATTAAATAATTGGCCTAGTCTTTTGTATTGTGCTTTTTTAACTGATGGGAATCTTGTGTAATTTCCTTTCATGGCATAACAACCATGGCATACAGTGCCTGGAATTTTCGCAAGCTTGGATCCAGTTTTGCATTCCCATGCTGGTAGATTGAAACTCTTACATGGCATTTTAGTGGTGGCGGATAGATCTCCGCCGATGATTTCTTTTGCTTGTATCTTTAACATATTAACGTTCTCCTTTTAATAAACATTATACACTCTTTAAACACACATTCAATAACAAATTACTACACGGATTGATAAAGAGCGATAAAAAAAACTTTAGAAAACGTATCATTATTTGCATTTCCCCCCTCTTACAGAGAGAACCCCCACATTTTTGCGTCCTTTTGCGTACTCTTTTGTATCTTTTGCGGCCTATTGCGTCCTGGTTCGGTCTGGCGCTATGTTTTTGCGGCCTTGTGCGTGCGCTTGCGTGCCAGTGCGTAAGAGCTCCCGGATCCCGGGCCAAAAAAAACCCGGACTAAGCCGGGCTTCCTGGCCTGCCGCTAGTTAGAAACTAGCGTACAGTTCTTCGGCTTCGCCAAAGAGGTTGAGCAGTTCGCCCACTGTCATGGTTGACAGCTTCTTGGCGTGCCCAAGATCGCAATACGCTAGCGCGCGATGCAGATCCGAGACTGCGCGGCCAAGTCTAGGCGCCCTGGTATCAGGCATCCTTAACTTGTCCACCAGATAGGTGTTGAAGATGTAATGATCTCCAATGTCATAGCAATCAATGTTGCCATGGCCCAAGGTAGAAACCTTGCGTTTGGGTGGGTAGCTTCTATCAAGCTTAAAGTTTAGATCTATCATATATCCTCCTATGGTTTTGATAGTTAGTTAAAGCGGCAGTTTTTTGTGTAGGACTACCAACCTACACCTAATCTAAATTTATACTCATACTCTAGGTACTGATGAGTTGTAGGTTGGCGCATGGTGGTTTAGTTCTCATTTACTTTCATCCTTAACACGCACTTCAGACATATAAGACCAGTGGGATTTTACAAAGGCTCACTTTCCAACCTACCATATGATTATACATGAATTAAACACAGGATCCAATCATTAATTACACACGGAATATAAAAAGAAAAGGAGGCCTTGCGGCCTCCCTTGCATTTGTTTTTTTGGAGAAAAACTAATCTATGAAAATAGACATGTGCGAACATTAACATCTGCGTCCCGGAATGTAA